TCCAAGAATAGTTGCTAATCTTACCTTGTCTTCAATATCTGCTAAGGTATCGTCTTCACGAATTACCACTTCAGACAGGTTACAGAATTGATAAGGGCGGAGTATAATTTCTGAGCAGGGGTTTGTTCCGTAATGTATTTCAGGGTCTCGCCTTCCCCATCTTGCTGCTTGTTTTTGAGCAGCAGCCACATTATATATGCCTCGTTCTCCTGATTTAGAATCATATAGGTTTTTCCATTCTGCAATAAACTGTTCCATCTCTGGTTTACGAGAATATGCTACTGAATTATTTGATAATGCACGTTGAGAATTTGCTTCCCACCAATTTCCTGATTTTGCTGCCGCCATCTCAATGTCATTAATATTTGAAAGAGAAATCATTGCAGAACGACGAACTCCGCCAACTACAACAATTTCACCAATCTTACACATTATATCGTGAGCCTCAATAGGCTTCAAATTACGACCTGCTGCTGATTTAAACTTTGCAATTGTAAAATCAAAAAGATTAATTAGTGGTTGTGGTCCCGATGAACGCCCACCCATTGTTTTAAGACGTGCACCTGCTGGACGAAGCTTTGATACATCAATTGCTGGAATCTGTCCTGCCCAAAGCATTGCTAGAAGTTCACGATAAGCTTTTGCCCATCCATTTTTTGAATCTTCTACAACAATTATAGTTGTTGACTTTTCAAATGATTCTGGAACGGCAGGAAGTTTATTAACATACTTATATTCAACTGAGAACCCAACGCCAGTTCCACACATTAAGATATACATAGTTTCATCAAATGATCTTGGTGAATCTACTGGTACAAATGAACAGTTATATCCAGCAACATGATCTCTATCAAGAGCGGCACCTGCAGTCATTACTGCTCTCATAGAAGGCATTACATTTCGATTATATACTGCTTCCTTAAGATCTTCTATAACCTTAGACGATGGCTCATATTTATATGTTTCAAACAAATGATCAAGCATAAACGCAAAATATCTATCTACTGTTTCGCCCCATGTTTCTCGACGATTCTCTTCTGGCATCCATCTTGCATATCGAGACAATGCAATAAAATTTTCATATGGGTTTTCAATAGTTCTTGACATTTTTTTGTGTATGGCTCCTTTTCCGCCCTGCGGTTGAATTAAAAAATTGAATAGGTACTAATTCTACCAAACTTTATTTAAAGTGGGAAGCCTTCAAGAAAATTTTTCTTCTAAATGTTTAAATGCATTCTTAGTCAACTTAATCCAATTATATTCTTCATGTATTTTAGTTGACTGGGCAAAGTAATATCCAGATAAAGCTTTAAAATTAATAGCCGAATAAACCATTTGATCTTCTAAACTCTCTACATCTGGTTTATACATGCTACCTAAATGTGGATCTCCGACAGATTTTGGTAAAGTTTCATCTGTTAATGTAGATTTTATTTTTAATGGTCCAAGATAATTTTTGTACGAAGACCAATCATGGGTTGAAATTACTGGCATACCTGTTGCTAATCCCTGAAGAGGAATAAAACCAAATCCTTCTCCCCAGGTTGGATAAACTAAAATATGATGACGGTGATAAAGATTAACAAGATTGTTGATATCCATCTCTTCTTTTATAATCTTTATATTATTATATTCTGTTTCTGGAGTTACAAATTCTCCTTTTTTATTATATATTCTTAATGTATGCGATTCATGTACTTTCATTGTAAGTTGATATTCTGAATTATTTCCAAATAGTTTAATAAAAGTTTCAACTACCATTTGTCCTTCTTTTCTAGGAGAAGGTTCTCCTATATGTAAAAACTTTAATGGTTCATCTTCTTTTTTAATTCTTTTATAAGGTTCCCATAAATGCTCTATTCCATGTTGATAAACATATATTGGAACTTCAACTCCATTATTTCTATATACATCTGCAACCCAATCTGATGTAGCCCAAACTTCATTACAAAGATTCATTCTGTCCCGCCACTCAGGTCTAATCTTAGTAGATTCCCAAGGTGTGTAACCAATCTGAAATTGATTTCTATGCATTTTATATTGATGAGGTTGTGTAAAATTTAATTGTAATTGTGCTGCAGGATTTGCATAATCTACTTTATGTCCCAATTCTTGTAGACTTTTAACAATATTTTGTCCAGCATAACCAAATCCAACTGCTGGATTTAATCCTGCTCTAATTGTGTAATATGAAATATGCATAATTTTTTCTGGTCAACCAGCTTGACACCTATTATCAAGTAATGTTATTATTATAGTTCGTTATCTCTAAAGGAGGAAATGCCAATGGAGAATATCAAACAGCGATTGAGCGAAGTTGCTCATCACTGGACTGCTATAGGAATGATAACATTATTTTTATTTGGAGTCCAGCCTGAAACTATGACAATCGCAAATGGTTTAGTTGCTAAGCCAGATACTGTAGCAAGTGATCTGCCTCATCAACAAAAACTAAAAGCACTACAACTGAAGAAAGAAACGCTGGAAAAATTCAGCAATACTGTGTATAAGGGTTCAGATCAACTATCTGATATAGAATTAAAAAATCTATTAAAGGCAGTAGGATTTGAAGGACAAGCACTTAAAATGGCTTGGGCAGTGGCCAAAAAGGAATCCAACGGACGACCAATGGCCTACAATGGAAACAGGAATACTGGAGACAGTTCCTACGGAATTTTTCAGATCAACATGCTGGGAAACCTTGGCGATGATCGCAAAGAGAAATTCGACCTGAGATCAAATGTACTATTGTTTGATCCCGTAATTAACGCAGAGATAACGTATCGTATGACCAATGGCGGTGAAAATTGGTCATCCTGGAAAGGGCTAACCCCAACCACAAAAGAGTGGCTGGCTAAATTCCCTAACTAATAGGAGATAAATTGCAGATACAGGTAGTATCTAAATATTTAGCCTTAGCAATAGAAGGCCTTGTGCAAAAAATGGATTGTCCATTATGCCAGGGCCTTCTGATGCCTAATCAAGACATTAATGATATAATTTATTTATACTGTCTGTCGTGCCAGTATAAAAATAACATTGGAATTGCCGAATATGAGCGAATCGAAAAAGCCGTCAGAGCAAATTGAAATGGATGGCGGACAAATAAAAGAAACTGATTCAATGGGCAGAGAAAAATTCTGGGAAGATCTAGGCAGACCAAATGGCGACGGAAAATAAAGAACAACCACAAAATTTAGAAGATAATCTACCTATGGTAAATTACATTATGTTACATAGAATTTATGATTTACTTACATTAATATCAAATAAGTTAGTTGGACCAGAAGACACATCTAAAATGGTTGAATATCATAATCAAGGGTACTTATTGGGTCCTTCTCCCTCATATACTCCAGGCGAAGATGAATAGCTTTGAAGAATATCCTGAAAAACACTTAAATTATTATTTATCTATAATTACAAACTGTAAGAATTGTGACTTATATTCAGAAGACGATATTTGCTTAGTAGAAGAAAAATATATTTATGATATTGTTACATCAGAAAACCCTATATGTCCAATTGGAAACTGGTAGAGCTATTGACTTTGAAAAAATATCATTTTACAATTAAGAAGTACGGGTCGTAGCATCCCACTTGCTCCCCGTATAATGTGTCTTATGACACTAGCAAGTCCCATTCGGATCCGCCTCTGAATGGGATTTTTGCTATTGATTTAGAATATTAAATATAGTACTATTAAATCCTACAGAAAAGAGCGGTAAATGGAAAATAAAAAACCCCATTACAATGTAATCATAACAACCCCAGGACATAGCATGAATCAACTATATGTTCTGTCCCTTGTTGGCACAATTAAAGAATTAGAAAAAAGAGGAATATCTTGGGGATACTTTTCACAGTACGCTTCAAATGTCGTAGAGGCTAGAGAAAATACAATACTTGGCGGAAGTAATATTCCAGAATCTCATAGAATTAATGAACCAATGTTTGGTTCCGTAACATATGATAAAATATTTATGATTGACTCAGATATTGAATGGCATCCAAATGATTTCATGAAATTATATGAATCAGAAAAAGAAGTTATAGTTGGAGCATATCTAATGGGTACTGGAGATCGTACTACTTTATGCGAATGGTCTCCTGAAGCTTTTTATGAAGCACCACCCCATATAGATAAGCAACAAATTTTAGAAAGAACAGAGCCATTTGTAGTATCTGGAAGCGGTCTAGGGTTTGCGTGTATTAAAAGCGGTGTTTTTGAAAAAGTAACCCGTCCTTGGTTTACTCCAATGGTTGTAGAGGTTCCAGATAAACTTGGTGGATTTTATATGCTTTCATACTCAGAAGATATATCTTTTATTTTAAAAATGAAAGACTACGGAATTATAACTTGGTGTGATCCTACAGTAAGAGTAAATCATATCAAAACTGTAAAAGTTGGCTGGGGACAAAAGTCTTCGAGTCATCTATATTAATCAGAGCCCAATAACAGATTTGAACTGTTGACCCTTCGCTTACAAGGCGAATGCTCTACCACTGAGCTAATCGGGCAATAATTCTAAGTATACTAAATATAGTGCGTCCGA